GCAAGGTGGGCGGCAGTTTTAACTCATGTCAAAGAAGATTTAGCCGAAGAGATATGTTTAGAAAATGATGTTGAGCCAGATATAAATAGGGTAGCTCAATTTGCTATGGTTAAGTCTAATAGTAAAGCAGACTACACGCCTAAAACATTATTTAGAAAAGATGTTATCCTTGAGCCTATCGAACAGAGTAAAATAAAAGACCAATGGTAAGAAAAGCTAAGATAGTTAATACTTATAGATCAGCGACACCAGGAAGAGGTAAGAAAACTTCTCTGGGTAGAAATAATGTTGGACATTCAACCATGAATAAAAACATGAAAAGAAGTTGGAAGAAATATCGAGGGCAGGGCTAATGGCAGGTAAAGGTTCAGACCAAAGAAAAAGACAAATCTCAGACGAAGAATTCAAAGATCGTTGGGATTCAATATTTAAGTCTCCGCATAAGAAGCATTGGAAAAAAAATAAACCCACTAAAAATAAATAGGTTATTACTACAAAATATTTGTATGTAATATTGTAACAAACAGGGGGTAAGATGGAGACTAGCGATTATCTCAGAATACTAGGTGATTGGGATAAAGATTATAAACAAGCAATATTAGATAAGATGTTCCGTTTTTATTTCGAGAACCCATTATCTTTTGTTGTCACCAATACCATAGCCAAACAACAATTTATTAATGAACCCGTCTATTACGAAGAAATATGTCGGCTCACCAATCATAAGTTTGGTTCAAGATCCACGATACAATTATTACTCAATGATGGGGTAGCAATTAAGGTTTACCATAAGACAAATCACAACACCGATAAACGCTTACGGGTCTATAATATTCATCAAAACTTTATGCCAAAACTTAAAACTTTCTTAAAATATATTGATAAAAGAGGGTAATATTATGCCAATATTAGCAAAAATATGTCGCTTATTGTTTCGAGGAGATACAAATAGCGACATATATCCAGTTATAATATCCATATAATAAAAATGAGCTTGAGGCTCATTTATTATTTTTTAGGTAGAGAGTATGAAGAGAAAGTGGTGGATTAAATTCGGACTGCAAGCAGGAAGGCAGGAAGGCGGCATAAGTCGGGAATTACAAAGTAGTTTAAATGTGAAGCGATATCGGAAGGTATTATGGAAGCAAGGCAGGAAGGTGATAGCAAGGCAGGACTTAACACCTACGGAGAAGATTGTTTTTTGGGCTATGTTGGAAAGGTTTAGATTAGATACCTGGAGTAGTCACGATGCGGTAGCTTATTATGGTTTAATGACTGGACTGCATAGGTCGGCAGTCAGTCGAGCTATTCGGGGGTTGATGGAGAAAGGTATTATTTTATTGGTTCGTGACGGTGAGGGCGAGGAAGGCAAGCTATACGAAAGTCTGGAGAGGGGCGGGAAGAGACATTTTCTTTTTGTTGGGCTGGCGTATGAGGTCGGCAAGGCGGGCAGGGAGAGGGCAACCCTCAATGCTCAATATTTGGGAGAGCGAACAAAGAGGGAAGCCCAAGAGATTGGGCGGGGTTAGGTCAGCCCTAAGACCCAACACCAAAAGAACATCAAGCAGATAAGCATTGAGAACCAGATAAATGCTTTCTCAAGATCATATTTAGTTTTCATTGGTTATCCTCTAAATCAAATTCAGCCACTATATCTTTAAAGCCAATACATTTATTATTTTCATATTCGACTTCCCAAATTTCTAGCTTATCGCCTTCATCTGTTACACGGATTTCAAACTCTACACCTTCATGTGTAAAGTGCCGAGCAAAACTAGGATCTAGTTTAAATACTTCAACCATTTTTACCTCTTTCACTTCTTTTACTTCTTGCATTGGTTTACCTCCTCTTCTTCATATCTAAATCTGTGCAAAGTTTCTTTTTGTATGGTTAGTCTGTTTATTACACTTTCTAAAATGCCTTTATCTCTTGTTCTGTATTTAGAGATAAACCCATCTTTCTTTATAATTTTTAAAACATCTACCAACACTTCAAGATTATTTTCAGCTTCTCTTGTTGCTCTAAAAATATCCATTATTTCACCTCCTTTATTTCATGGTTTTGCCAATCTCCTTTATGGAGTAGTTTGAATTTAGATCCACCCGTTGATTCTGCTTTCTGCATGACTTCAATTTTATCTTTAGCCATTACATCCAGGTAATAATAAACAGGCTGCATAGTTATAACTCGGTATTTCTTTTTTGGTTGGCTCATCTCTTCACCCTCACAAAGTCCATATAATCGGACTGTTCACGTTTGGTCATCTCAACCCATAGGATTTTATTAAATGGTTTATCATACTTCCTGGACATTCTGCGAATGAATAGGTTATGCATGAATACGTCTATACAGTTTTTAATGTGTTTCATGCTAACCTCCCTTCTGCTGTAAATTCATAATCATTTGCTTCAAGGTTGCCATAGCAATCTTTTCTATTTATATAAATGGTTCTACTCATCAGACACCTCCTCTTCAATAACATAAAAGTCTGTACTAAGGCATACAGGACAAACACACTCTTTTGTTTTTGGATGTTCTGCCCATTCATTACCTGTATGGTCACAGGTCATACATTGGTTTAAGTTTTCAGATATATTCATTTCTGTTGCTGGGTTCATGCTTCCACCTGTTCCATTTCTTCAATATCCAAAGTTAAAGAAGCACAAATTTCAAAGGCATACCAAACCAATAAGTTTTTAAGTGTGCTATCGTCTGTGACATTCTCGCCACCATTTAAGTTAGCAATATATTGTAATGGTGTTGTATCTGTGCCGAATATATCGTCCTCTATTAAAGACCAGATATCGTCCTTAAACATATCGTATAGTTTAGAAGTCTCTGAATAATAAATTAACCCAGAAACACCGCCAGAAGCTCCGTGCTTTGCCAATGTTCTGATATCTTCCTTTTCAAAGTTTTGCAGTATGTAACCGCTTATATTGTCGTATGCGTTCATTCTCCTTTCTCCTTAAACATAAAAAGAGTAGCTTCTTCTATTTCAAAATCATCTAAAGATTCAGCTTCTTCTCTATCTTTGTTGTTATCTTCTAACCACTTATTTAAGTTATTAGTAGTAGCTACATAGTCACGATTACCACAACCATCATTCGAATATATGTTATATATTTCTTCTCCGTTCATTCTCTCTTTCTCCACCTACTTAATTGTAGGTATGTGTATATTTAAGTATAAAAGTGTATATATATCAAGCATTTAGGGTAAAAAAGTATAAGTATTTTTTGCCTGTTCTCTGTATAGTGCTAAAATAAAGAACATTAAAAGCATTAAAAATTATGCAAATGACGGAAAAAAAGAGAAAAAAACCAGGAAGAAAGCTCATAAATATAGATTTAGATCAAGTTGAACGCCTGGCATCACAAGGACTAGGAACAACACAGATAGCTCGTGCTTTGGGCGTTTCTTGGAATACTATAGACAGAAACAGAAAGCGTTCTGGTGATTTTGAAGACGCTATAAAAAGAGGAACAGCAAGAGGTCTGGCCACAGTCACAAACTCTTTGTATCAATCTGCCAATGATGGCAATGTCACCGCCCAAATATTCTATTTAAAGAATAGAGACAGCAATGCCTGGGCGGACAAAGTAGAGACAACCTTTAACGTGGATCTTAAAAACGTCATAGACAACGCAAGAGAGCGGCTAGAGAACAACCAGGAACATATAATAGAAGCTAAGACTGTTGATATAAAAGAGATACAAGCAGGAAAGGCTAAGTCTCAACAAGGAATTAACCCTCAAATTAAGGAGGACAAAGACAATAAATAAATAGGGTGGGGTCGTTTATTCTCTCTCTTTTCAATTTTACCCGTTGAAAATCACCGAATGACCCCCCCTTTAATTTATCGGCAGTAGTATCGTATATGTAAGTGTTGCGATAATTTTTTTTTAGTTATGAAAATAGACAAGAAAGCCATGGAAGAATCAGTCACCGACACAATGCTAGGTGCAGCGTTTAACTTCCCAATCTCATGGGCCACACTAGCAATCTGTTTGGCATTTACAACAGACCCACTAAAGATCGCTGTTATACAACTTGTGGTTTTAACATTAGCTGCAATTATAAGACGTTATTACACACGCTTATATTTCAAAAACAAAGAATAAGAGAGGGTAAAGATATAGACATTCCATTTCCAAACAAAAAATACAATATCATATATGCAGATCCACCTTGGCAATTTAACAGCAGAATACATCAAGAGAACAGGGGCTTTACACATAGTCTTGAAAAACATTATTCAACCATGACAGAAGCAGAAATATGTTCTCTACCAGTAAAAGACATAACAAATGATGATTGTATTCTGTTTATGTGGGTGACAGACAGCCATCTCAAAGAGGGTTTGAAAGTTATAGATAGTTGGGGTTTCAATTATAAGACCATTGGTTTCACATGGGTAAAACATTATGAAAGTGGTTCTACTTGTTATAACTTTTCTCCCTACCTTTTGAAATCAACGGAGATATGTTTAATTGGCATGAAGGGCAAGCTCGCAAACATAAAAGAAAGAAACGACATCAAGGGTTTGGTGGCAGACATTAGAACCAAACACAGTAAGAAACCAGAGGAAGTTAGAAAAAGAATAGAACAAATGTGCAAAGACTTGCCAAAAATTGAATTGTTCGCTCGACACAAAACAGAAGGCTGGGATGTCTGGGGTAACGAAGTATGAAATACTCAGCCAAACAAGAACAAGAATTAATGACCGATATATGGTCGCCTGCTGTCAAAGACAGTCCACTAAACTTTGTTAAGTTCATCTTCCCCTGGGGTCAGAAAGACACCCCCCTCGAAGATTTCACTGGCCCAAGAGCATGGCAAGAAAAAATTTTATTAGAAATTGGCACACACATACAACGCAACCATGGCAAAGTCACCCCAGAAATGTTCCGCCTTGCCGTAGCATCAGGTCGTGGCATAGGAAAATCAGCCTTAGTCGCTTGGCTTATACTCTGGATGCTCTCTACCCGCATGGGGTCAACCATCATAGTAACCGCCAACACCGAACAACAGCTTCGCTCAAGAACTTGGGCGGAACTCGGTAAGTGGCTTACCCTCGCTATCAACGCCCACTGGTTTAATAAGACAGCCACCACGATCAAACCCGCAGGCTGGTATGAAGAAGCCCTCATACGAGATTTACAAATCGACACTGGCTACTACTACGCTCAAGCTCAACTCTGGAGTGAAGAAAACCCCGATGCTTTCGCTGGTGTCCACTCCAACTATGGTGTCTTATTAATCATGGATGAAGCATCAGGTATCCCATCACCCATCTACTCAGTCTCGGAAGGTTTCTTCTCCGAACCAACGCAAAACAGATTTTGGTGTGCTTTCTCCAACCCCAGAAGAAACACTGGTCCGTTCTACGACAGCTTCCACTCCAACAAGAAATACTGGCACACCGAACAAATTGATTCCCGCTCAGTCGAAAACACTGACACCCAACTATTCAATCGTATGCTCGAACAATACGGAGAAGATTCAACCGTTGCCCGTGTCGAAGTCCTGGGAGAATTTCCAAGAGCCGATGATGATGCCGTCATCCCTATCGAACTAGCTAGAGCTGCCGTTGACCGAGACGTAAACATTACCGCTTCCGATCCAATCGTTTGGGGGTTAGACGTAGCCAGGTTCGGTGGTGACAATACTGCCCTCTGCAAACGCCAAGGTAATACTGTTACTGAAATTAAAACTTTTAAATCTATGGATTTAATGCAATTATGTGGAGCGATTCATAATGAGTATGAAGAGTGTACGGCCTTAGAGACACCGCAAGAAATCCTAGTTGACTCCATTGGTTTAGGATCTGGGGTGGTCGATAGACTAGCTGAACTCAATCTACCCGCCCGTGGGGTAAATGTGTCAGAGTCTCCTGCCAGCAAAAAGAAATTTATTAATTTGCGAGCTGAACTTTGGTTTCAAATTAAAGAGTGGTTGGCCCAACGTAATTGCCGACTGCCAAGCGATGATGAATTGATAGCTGAATTGGTTGCACCTAGCTATTCATATAATTCATCAGGTAAGATAAAAATAGAAAGTAAAGAACAAATGAAGAAACGTGGACAGAAGTCACCAGATAAAGCTGATGCTCTAGCGTTGACAATGGCAAGTTCTGCCGTAACTTTTTCGGGAAATTCATCATTTATGGGGTATAATTTCAAA